TGCTTTTGTATTTGCTATGAAAGATTTATCAAGAGCAATAAATGGTTTAAGTGATAAACAAAAAGATAAAGTTTTTAAAAATGGTGAAATCTTTATGAATTTAGAAATTATCTATCCAGCCTCATCAAATGTAATAGATTATGATAAACAAATATTACAATTTCACAATTCTCTACAATATGATAAAAATGGTAATGCAGTAGGTGAAGTAAAAGGTTCAGGTAGAATGTTACAAGGTATGATTAAACAAGTAAATCAAGACATTGGGAAACATTTTAAGATAATAAAACCAAAAGTTTTAGCTTTACCAAAAAAAATTGATTTTGGGAAAAAAGTTGATATTTATTATAAGAGAGTAAATAAGTTACAATCTCAATATGGATTGAAAGATACAGATACATTAGGACTATATCACCAATCATATTGGGAAAATTATATTTATAATGCAGGAAGACAATTTGGTTACAAAGTTCCTAAAACTATTTTACGAAATTTAACTAGAAGATGGGCATTCTTTGATAAGTCATATAAGATACCAAATATTAGAAAAGACTTAAAAAGACAACCTGAATTTTTAAATTGGGTTATGAACACAGATAAGGTAGACCACAAAAATATGGTTAAGAGAAATATGTTACCATTTGAAAAGATTTTCTTTTCAGTAGGAGCAGATATATTATTAAATTTATCAAACTTTATTGCAGCTAACCCAAGTAAAGCTGTAGAAAAGATTAGAAAAGATATTTTAAAAGCATCTAATCAAGTTAGAGCTGGTGGTGATATTAAAAAGATGAAAACTTTAAAACAACAATTAGAAAAATTAAGTTCACTTGGTGGACTAGATAAAATAGTTCCAGTTGAAGGAATAGTATTTAAATATAAAGGAAAAACCTATAAGTTTACTGGTGCGTTCGCCCCTGTAAATCAAATATTAGGGTTAGTAAGTTTTTAATTATGGCAGGATATTCAAAAGAAGCAGAAAGACAGAATAAAGCATTAGGTAATCTACTCAAAGGACAAGAAGTTGAAAAAAGGTCAATGGTAGGTTATGAGGGTAATAAAAAAAAACCAAAAGGTGATGTAAAATCAAAACTAACAGACATTATGTCTGAAGTTAGAATGCCTTTGTTTTGTCCAGAGTGTAAAAAAACAATGAAGAAAAAACTTGATGATAAGTTTTGGAGATTGTTTGGACATTGTTGGGATTGTCAGTTAGACTTTGAACACTATTTAAGACTTGAAGGAAAGTATGATGAGTGGGCAACTGATAGAGCAAAGAATAATCAAAAAGCTTGGGTTGATGATATGATTCAAGGTATTGAACAATGGAGAGAAGAAAGACCAGTCGACCAAATTTATGATGTTGGACTCGAAAAACCACAAGTGGAAATTCAGAAACCAAAGGTCAATGAAAAAGCTCTAAATAAACTCGCTGACGACGCTATAAAAGACTTGAAAAAAATGAAAGAAAACATATAACTAACTATTTATAGGTAAGGAGAAAAATAATGTTTAAAAAACTACTTGGAATGTTAGCCGTTATCGGAACAATCGTAGGTGCTTTTATGGGTGCAAAAAAATCTAAAGAGTTAAAAGAACTCGAAGGTAAAATTGATGAATCCAAAAAAGATGAAAAAGATGTTGCATCTAAAATCACCAAACTTGAAAAAAACAAGACTAAAAATAAGAAAGAAATTACTTCTTTGAAAAGAAAACTTACTATTTCTAAAAAGAAAACAACAGAAATGGAAAAGACTTTTGACAAAGGTGATTCTGATAAAGCAGCAGACTTTTTAAAAGATTTTAGTAAATAAATAAAGGTAAAAAAATATGAAAAGATTAATATTATCATTGACTCTGATTGGCCTACTCTTTTCACAAGACAAAACCTACACCTTTACCGAACAAGAAGTGGTAAATATGGGTAATAAGGTTAAGGAACTTGAACAAACAGTAGACAACCAGTCGGAACAATTAGGTATTTACGAAGAGTTGACGAAAAAATACGAGAATCAAACACAAATTGATTCTATGTTACTTTCTTTTAAAACTCAACAAGTAAATATATTAAAAGACCGTGAAGTTTTATATGAGAAGCAGATTAAACTCATAAAACCAAAGTGGTATGAGAATAAATGGTTGTATTTTACATTTGGTGTAATTGCAACTTCTACTTCCATAAAACTTGCCGGTGAAATAGTTAATTAATGGAAGATAACAAAAAACAATTAAAAGAAGCCATTAAAAGAGAATATGCTAAATGTGCACAAGACCCAACTTATTTTTTGGGAAAATATGGAATAATCCAACACCCTGTTAGAGGTAAAGTTAATTTTAACTTATACGACTTTCAGGAAAAGTCATTAAAATCTTTTATGGAGCACGATTATAATATCGTGTTAAAAGCTCGTCAATTGGGTTTATCAACATTAACAGCTGGATATAGTTTGTGGATGATGACATTTCAACAAGATAAGAATATCTTGGTTATCGCTACAAAACAAGAAACAGCAAAGAATTTAGTAACGAAAGTTAGAGTGATGCATGCTAACTTACCAGGTTGGTTAAAACAACCTTGTGTTGAGGATAATAAATTATCGTTAAGATATAAGAATGGTTCTCAAATTAAAGCGGTAGCGAGTTCTGAGGAATCAGGTCGTTCGGAAGCATTGTCATTACTGATTATTGATGAGGCAGCCTTTATTGATAAAATTGATACAATATGGGGAGCTTCACAACAAACACTAGCGACTGGTGGTAGAGCTTTAATTATTTCTACACCAAATGGTGTTGGTAACTTTTTCCACAAAACTTGGGTAGATGCTGAAAGTGGTGCGAGTGATTTCAATTTTATAAAATTACATTGGTCAGTCCATCCAGACAGAGAACAAGACTGGAGAGACGAACAAGACAAATTATTAGGGCCTTCATTAGCCGCTCAAGAATGTGATTGTGACTTTATCACTTCTGGTCGTGGTGTCATTGATGGTTTGATACTTGAAAAGATTAGAGATAATGATGTCAGAGAACCAATGGAAAGAAGAGGTATAGATTCTAACTATTGGATATGGCAACCACCAAACTATACAAAAAATTATGTGGTAAGTGCCGATGTTAGTAGAGGTGACGGAACAGATTATTCAGCGTTCCATATTATAGATGTAGAATCTTTGGAACAAGTAGCTGAATACAGAGGTAAAATCTCTACACAAGATTTTGGTAATATGTTAGTAAATGTAGCTACCGAATATAATAATGCTTTGTTGGTTGTTGAGAATAACAACATTGGTTGGGCAGCAATTCAACAAGTCATTGATAGAGAGTATGAAAACTTGTTTTATACAAGTAAAGATTTGCAATATGTTGATGTTCAACATCAAATAACAAATAAATATAGAGCTCAAGAACGAAATATGGTTCCTGGATTCTCAACAACATCAAAGACAAGACCTTTAATCATTGCAAAGTTAGAGGAAATGTTCAGAGAAGAATCAGTAAATGTTCATTCATCAAGATTAATTGATGAGTTGTTTGTATTTATTTATAATGGTAACAGAGCGGAAGCATTAGTAGGATATAATGATGACCTGGTAATGAGTTTCGCAATAGCCCTTTGGGTCAGAGATACAGCACTACGATTAAGAACAGAAGGTATAGAACTTTCTAAAAAAGCAATAAGTGGTATTTCACAAAACCCAGCAGTCTATAAACCAGAACCGAACAAAAATGATTCTTGGGAAATGGATGTAAAAGGGGAAAAAGAAGATTTAACTTGGTTAATAAAGTAGAGGTAAAAAATGGCCGATAGAAATTTATTCAGTAGATTAAGAAGATTGTTTTCAACGAATGTGATTGTAAGAAATGTTGGTGGAAGACAATTAAAAATAGCAGATACACAAAAAGTTCAAGCTGTATCAGGGAGAGATTTAGTAGATAGATATTCCCGTTTGTATAAGAGTCCACACGGAATGAGTGGATATAATCAATCATTGTATCAAAAAACAATGAGATTGGGATTATTCAAAGATTATGAAGCAATGGATTCAGACCCATTGGTAGCATCTGCATTAGATATTTACGCAGACGAAACGACATTGAAATCGGAATATGGAAATATTCTAACTATCAAATCAG